ATTGCGGACCGCATGGACTTTCCTGCCCGCATCGGTCAGACCATTACGGACACCCGCGCAGGCCTGCTGGCTCCAGCCACAACGCCGCTGAACCCGGCGAGCAACACCAACTTCGATAACGGCATGTCGCCCACGGAATGGTCCGTTGAGCAGTACACGCTGTCCATCAACCAGTATGGCAACACCATGGATTTGAACCAGGTGACCGAAGGTGTGGGCGTTGCCAACCAGTTCGTGGCCAATGCGCATCGTCTGGGCATCAACGCCCGCCAGACGCTGGACCGGCTGGCCCGTAATGCGCTGTACGGTGGCGGGCAGAACGGTGTTGGTGGTTATCTGGGGGGCAATACCCGCGTGACCGCAACGCTGTCTGCTGCGGGCACCATCGTTGCGGTTGACGATATTCGTGGCTTCCAGACCATCCTGTCTGATGAGGGGCAGGTGATCGCCATTGGCCCATCCAGCGGTATGCTTGTGACTGTTGGCGCTGGCTCTTACACCCTTGTCGGGGCTGTGGCTGACGCTGAAAATAAATCCACTGCTCCTCAGGGCATTTCCGGCACGCTCACCTTCAACACCAACGTGTCTGTTGCTGATGGGACGGAAGGCATGGCGGTTGTGGCCGCGACTGCGCCGCTCGTGCTGCGCCCCAATGGCCGGTCCACAACGGCTGGTCTTCTGGCGGCAGGCATGAAAGATGCCAACGGCACGGTGGTGACGGGTGATCTGCTGACCATTCAGGCCATGCTGGCAGCGCTGTCTGCCCTGCGTGACAACAATGTGCCCACGCTCGATGGCGGGGTTTACCACTGCTATCTGGATAACAGCCAGCTTCTGGGCCTGTTCCGCGATGATGACTTCAAGCTGCTGTACCGCGGGCAGTATGGGTCTGATGCTTACCAGACAGGCCAGATTTTTGACCTTCTGGGCATTCGCTTCATCCCGACCACGGAAGCCCCGCAGCAGGCCAGCCTGGGCGCTGGCGGCATCCACCGCGCCATTATCTGCGGGCAGGGCGCGCTGATTGAAGGTGATTACGCCAATATGGGGAATGCCTTCACGGATACGCTCGATGGCGGTGAACTGGTCCATGTGGATGACGTGTGCATGATCACGCGCCCGGCCCTTGACCGTCTGGCGCAGATCATCGCGCAGTCGTGGTGCTGGATCGGCGGTTTTGCCCTGCCGACCGACCTTACGGCCAACACCACAATCATCCCGACCGCCACCAACAGTTACCTCAAGCGCTGCGTGGTGATCGAAAGCCTTGGTGCCAGCGCGTAATGGCGCGGCCACGCAGGCAGGCGGGAGCGGAGGGCGGCGAGTTAGCCGCCCCCGTTCGGCTGCTGAATGACCACGGCTACATTGAGGGCCGGTTTAACCGGGGCCGCTACCACTGGTCCGCCGGGGAGGTCATTACCAACCCTGATGAGATTGCCCACTTGCGTGAGCGAGGGGCAAAGCTGGAGCCGGTAGCATGTCCGGAACAACCGCAGACCCGCCCATAGCGGATACGCCATTGACGGAAGCAGAGCTTGTGCTGTGCCGCCGTTACATGGGTTATCCCGCCATGGGCGGCATCAATTCCGGCCAGCAGTCGTGGCGCTTCTTTCAGGCATACGGCTTCAATGAATGGCGCATGCGGAACATGGCCCCGGAGGAGTACGTGCAGATCCGCACATACCTTGGGCAATGCCAGACGCTGGAGACGGCCATTCTTGGCGCATCTGACAACCTGGACACTGATCAGGCCGCCGTATGGCATCACAACCGGGCCGAGGTGCAGGACAGGTTTGGCCTTTTCAACCTGTGGCGCATGCAGTTGTGCGCATTCTTCGGAATCCCGCCCGGCCCCGGGCTACGGCCCGCAAATCGCATTGTAATTTAGGAGGCAGCATGCACGCTGTTGACAGTATTCGGCCCCGGCCCATGCGGTCTTGGGCGCTGGTGAAGGGCGGCATTATCGTGGCTGTTCGCACCATTCTGGCATCTGAGAAGCATGGCTTTGAGGAAGGTGGTGGCCGCGTTGTTGATGTGACGGGGGCAGATGCGCAGTTGGGCTATTACGTGGACGCTAAAGGCAACGTGACGCCCAGCGAGGGCCGCAAAAGCCCCATACCGGATGGAAAGCCCGCATATCTGGAAGGGCCGCCTGTTCCTGCACCGGCCACCGGCCCGCTTGGTGTGGCCCTGACCTCGGTGGGAATTACCCCCAGCCGCGACCCTGACCACCCGGCAAATTGGCCGCAGAACGCAGGGAAGCAGGAGGTTGCCGCCAATGGCGAAGCTGACAACGCGCAGGCGTAATGCGCTGCCCAAAAGCGAGTTCGGACTCCCCGGCTCGCGCCGCTATCCGATGCCCGACAAAGCTCACGCGGTAAACGCAAAGGCGCGCGCTGCGCAGCAGGTGAAGGCAGGCGGCCTGTCCAAGTCTTCGCAGGCGAAGATCAACGCCAAGGCGAACAGCATCATAAGGCGGAAAAAGTGATGGCTAAGCCAGCAAAGCGCATGACCATGGAGCAGTATCTGCGCTCCAACACAGACCGCAAGGAAGATGGGCAGAACGCGGCGCTGGTCGGCATGACCGCTGCGGCGTTCAAAAAGACCCCGCAGGCCAAGGCGATTGACCGGCAGATGGTCTCCCTTCTCAACCGCACATCAACCAAGGGACGGCGGCGGTAATGTATCAAGCGCTTCTCCAGCAGAAGGTTGCGCGGGGCTATGCCAAGGCCGCGCTCCGGCTGGGGGCGACAACCGCGCAATACCGGCCCACTGTGCTCGACGCCCCCATGGGCACGCCTTACGCCACGCTTTTGGCCGCGTTCAACAACGACAAGAAGTTTGGCTTTGATGGCCCCGCCCTGTGGGACAAGCCTGCTGTGTTTGGTTTGCTGGACACCACGGACGTGCTGGCGGGAGACCTGCTGACCTGTGCGGGCGAGAATTACTTTGTGGCCCGTCTGGAGCCATTCAGGCCGCCCCTTTGCATATTGTGCAACCGCGTTGTGTCCATCTCTGGCAATCCGGGGCAGGGCAGCACGAACGGCGATGGCGGGACGTGTACGGACGTTGGCGCTTCGAACGATTACGGGACGGGTGGGAGTGGCAAAACCATTCTGGCGTCCGGTTGGCCCGCCTTCATCCAGATCAAAAACAAGGGTGGCGCAACGGGGGATGGTATTCCCGGCTCAATCAAGGCGGCAGATTACGAAATTCTTTTGCCGGTGATGCCCAATTTTGTGCCCACCACCTACATGACCGTAACCACTGACCTCGGCATGACCTACACGATCAGTGCTGTTGAGCCGAGCCAGTACGGGAACCGCTGCCTTATGGGCGTCAATCAGGTTTGACATGGCCGATATTGTCTCTGTCTCCCGCGCTATTGTGGCGCAGATGGCTTCCATTGTTTACCCGAACGGGAAGATGGCGGCGTCTGTTACCGGGCGGCCAACCAAAATATTCCGTGGGTGGATAAAGCAAGGCGATTATGAAGGTTCTGATTGCAGCCTGCGTCGGGGCGTGGACTTTGTGACGGTTATTGACCTGCAAGGTGGCTGGCGGCGGATTGATGAACCGCTTGGCAGGCCATGGAAGCAGGGCGAGGCGATACCCGCCACGGTTGGGATTGATGTCGCCGGAGCTGTAGCAACTGTCAGCACCCAGCCTGACATGGTGCCAAGCGGGATTGTGGGGTTGCGCATCCGATCCAATGGCGACGCCATAGAGGACAGGGCAGTGGCGGCCTATGCCGTGCAAGCCACCGATACAGAGGCGACGATTGCCGCAGCCCTAGCGGCCCAGATACCCGGAGCCACAGCCAGTGGCGCGAGTGTGACTGTGCCGGAGGCGGTCGCGATGGAGGGGGCCGTTGCCGGGTATTCCAACGCGGTCAGGGTGGCTCGCAGACAGCAGCAGTTGTTTCAGGTCACGATATGGTCGGCATCGCCTGACGCGCGGGACGCGCTGGGAACCGCCCTGAACAACGGAATGGCCTTTACCGACTTCCTGACCGACGCCAACGGCTCGACCTTCCAGATTGAGACCCGTGGCGATTGGAACAATGATGCCGCGCAGAACAACGGGATTTACATGCGGCCCTGTCGTTATGTTGCGACATATGACACGGACACGCGGACAGTTATGGCGCAGATGCTTTTCCATAGCGCGGGCCTGACGCCACATGGCGGCGATACCGTAACAACCGGAGATAGCCGCCTTCTGGCCGTCTCCACCACTATTTCCGAGAAATAACATGCCAGATCAAAATACGGTTGCGGCTGCACCTGTGGCGGCAACCCCTACGGCTGTCCAAACTGCGGAGGCCTACGTTGTGACGCAGCCCGGCTATGGCTACGCGCCGGGAGCCAGACTGACCGACGCCACCAAGATTGCCGCACTCAAGCAGGCCGGAACGCTGGCGCGGTTTGCCGTGCGCGTTGCCCCCACTCAGGAGAAATAACCCATGCCGACGATTTATCAGGCAGGTGATTTGAACACCAACAGTCTGGTGGTGCCCAACCTGTACACGCAGGTGCAGAAGCCAGCCACGCTCGCGCTTAATGGCGTATCCAGTGGGCGCATTGGCCTTGTTGGCACCGCAGGCTGGGGGCCGCTCAACACGCCCGTTATTGTGGGAAGCATGGGCGACTATCTGGCCGCGTTTGGGGCCAAGCAGCCGCTGGCTACTGATATTGGGCTCGGGGTGAATATTGCCATCCTGCAGGGCGCGTCTGATTTCCGCTGTGTGCGCGTGAGCAATGGCGCGGACGCAGCAGCCGCCGGGACGCTGGCGGGCGTGAACCTGACCGCGCGCTATACGGGCAGCGCAGGCAACGGGATTACGGCCACCCTGACGCAGGGCGCTATCATCGCCACCAAGTACACGCTGACAACTAGCCATGCTGTGCTGGGCAGCCGGTCTTATACAGGCACCACATGGACCGCGATTGCAGCGGCTATTGCTGCCGATACGTCTGCGCTGGTTGTGGCGACTGTGCCTGAGACTGTTCCGGCTCTGGCTGCCGGGAGCGTTTCACTGACTGGCGGGAAGGATGGCGCCACACCGACCACTGAGCAGTTCATTGGCGGCGATGGCGCAGTCCGCACGGGGATGTATGCCCTGCGCAATCAGGGCTGCGCTCTTGGCGTTCTGCATGGTCTGACGGACAACACGACATGGACCACGCAGGCGGCCTTTGGGTTGCAGGAAGGGCTGTACATGCAGTGTTGCGGCCCTGCTGGCGACACCATTACCAATGCCGTGAGCATGAAGGCCGCCGCTGGGCTGGATAGCTACGGTGTGAAGCTGATGTTTGGTGATTGGCTGTGGTGGGATGATGACACCAACGGCGTGATGCTGGTGCCCCCGCAGGCTTTTGTGGCGGGGCTGTTTGGAGGGCTCTCGCCCGAGCAGTCCAGCCTGAACAAACAGCTTGTAGGCGTGATTGGCAGCCAGAAGGCGGGCTTGGCCTCGACCGGGACGGTTCAGACCTATTCCGATGCGGAGCTTGGCGCGCTGTTTGAAAACGGCATTGACGTGATCTGCAACCCCGCGCCGGGTGGAAGTTATTGGGCTGTGCGCGGGGGGATTAACACATCCTCGGACGATGCCACGAGCGACGACACCTACACCCGCATGACCAACTACATTGCCAATACAATCAACTCCGGCATGGGGGCGTTTGTGGGCGATGTGATTAACGCCACCCTGTTTGGCGATATTCGAGCTGTGCTGCTGGGCACGCTCTCCAACATGGTGACGACCGGTATTTTGGAAAACACGGCGTCCTATGCGGTTGTGTGCGATGCCTCCAACAATCCGCAGGCGCGCACAGCCCTTGGCTACGTGCAGGCTGATGTGAAGGTGCGTTACCAGGGCATCAACCGGTTCTTTATCGTCAATCTGCAAGGCGGCTCCAGCGTGGTTATTGTGCAGGCCGCCAGTGCTGCGTAACGGGAGGAAAGATCATGGAAACACAGGTTGTAATGGATGAGGACCTCAAGAAGGTCTGTGAGTTTATGCAGCGCAATATCGCGGCTGACCGGCTGGTGTCGGTAGCTGAAAATTTGGGGGCAATGGCCCCCATTCTCTGGGGGCGTTATGGCCGCTGCATACTGACCCCCCTGCTGATTGAGACCAAAAAGCCGGATGCTATCCCCAAACTATAATTTTCCACACGATAGGACCTAGCGATGGGTCATGTTGATGGTGATTTTCAGATGGCAATACATCACCTGAAACATGCGTGATTGCATGTCCGCAGTTCTTGCAAGCGAATACCCCCGAATGTGGCGCACGGGCCCCTGGCGCATATTCTTCATCGAATACCTCCATGTCAGATTGAATGAGGTGGGTCAGGTCTTTGTAATAAGCACGCATAAAGGAACTCCTTTCCCAACACCGTGCCAGTACAGATCGAGTCCTTTTCTCGCAAAAATGGGAATAACACCTATTGTTACTTTTGCTTCATTGCCGCCCCTGCCGGGCGGCTTTTTTATTGGAGGTCTGAATGACCAACAAACCGTTTAACGTCGGCCGGGATTGCCGCGTTGTGCTGATCTACAACGGCAGTCGCGTGGATCTGCCTACCGTGACAGGGTTTCAGTCCCAGCAGCAGACAAACCGCCTCGCTTCCATGCCGCTGAATGACATGCCGCGCTTCTATGACGTGCCGAACGGCTGGAGTGGCGGCTTTGATTTCCAGCGCGACAGTAGCGGCGCGGATGACCTATTCGCAGCCATTGAAAGTGGGTTCTGGAGCGCTGGAACCATTATCAACGGCAATATTTACCAATACGTGACCGAGGTTGATGGCACGGTGACCACCTATGAATACGTGGGCGCTGCGATCAGGCTGAGCAATGCAGGGCGTTACCAGTCCGAAAATATCGTTACTCAGCACATCGACTTTGTGGCCAGCATCAGGAACAAAATTTCATGAGCACCCTACCAAAAGAAATTGTGACGCCTTCGGGGACAAAGCTGGAACTTAAAACACTTGATCCCGGCGATATGCTGGACCTGATCGAGTTGGCGGGGACAGCAATGCAGTCTGCTTCTGCTGGCCCTTGGATGGGATATGCACAGATGGTCTGTTCTGTAACGGCTGTTGACGGTATTCCCGTGCAGATGCCGGAGACCAAAGAGCAGATCAAGCAGCTTGCCCGCCGGATTGGCAATGACGGCATGATTGCATTGCAGGCAACCTTTTATCCGAAGGCAGATAAAGGCTCAGCAGCAGGGGCATCCCCCGCCGATGTGGATATGGAAACGGCAAAAAACTGAGCAGGCACCCCGTTTTTCAAGAAATGTTGCTGTTGGCGGAAGGCGGGGTGCCATGGGACGTTGCAAGTAAGTGGTCGCGCACAAGGCGGTTTGCTGCGTGCGTGGTCATAATGGAGCGCAAAAGCCGGGAGACATATGGCCTTGCGCCCATGTCTTTCGATTGGACCTCTGGCGCGTATGTTGAGGTGGAATAATGCCCCGTGAGTTCGCAACCATCGAAGGGTTCATTAACCACCTGCGCACGCGGGTTTTGCCCTCCATTCCGGAAGCTGTGCATGTGGGCGTGAGCGATGGGGCGGAGCTTATAAAAAAAGAAACCCAAGCCCAGATAGGGAAGTATCTGGAGGGGCCAGAGCAGGGTTTGCCTACGGCCCCGCTCGCTGACAGCACGGTGGATGACCGAATACGCAAGGGCTTTTCGCCTGATGAGCCGGGCCTGCGCACGGGAGACATGCGTGAAAGCTACGGCGTGCGGGTATCCCCGGCCGCCCTGCGCGTTGATGCCTCGATTGGCTCAGACGATATTAAGGCTGTGGTGTTTGAGGTCGGACGGCTTGAGCAGAATAATTACCAGCCGCCACGGCCTGAGTTGTCTGTCGCCGCGTTTCGGAATGAAGAAAAAGTTGCGCGCACTATTGGTCGCATGGTTGTGCGCGCGATTGAAGG